GCTCTCTCGGGACGCTGGACGGCGGCAAAGGGAAGTGCAATCAACATGCAAAACCTCAAGCGAGGCAGTTTCCTACGCAAAGCAATTATGGCTCCCGAAGGCTACCAGCTTGTCGTTGGCGACCTCTCACAGATTGAACCGCGAGTCCTCGCATGGCTTTCGGATTACCAAGAGATGCTCGACATCTTCAGGGGAGGTGGCGACCCTTACGCGGCGTTCGGAGCACAGATGTTTAACATACCCGGACTTACTAAGGACTCTCATCCCGACCTTCGGCAATCTGCAAAAAGCGCGTTACTTGGTTGCGGGTATGGCCTCGGTTGGGCATCGTTCGCGTCCCAGCTTCTTGTGGGGTTCCTTGGTGCGCCGCCGCAAAGGTATGACAAGGCCTTTGCCAAGACGCTAGGTGTAGATCAGGAGTACGCGCAGCGGTTCATTGACTGGGAAGACAACGTAACCAAGATGCTGGAGATTCCCCACACCTGCACCGACCAAGAGCTACTGACGCACTGCCTTGCTGCTAAGAAGATCATTGACATCTACCGCGCCACTGCCCACCCCGTGGCTACCTTTTGGGATATGTGTTCCGGCCTGATTGAGTCCAGCTTATACGGCGGCAGGATATACAAGTACAAGTGTTTGACATTCAGCAAGGAACGTATAGAATTGCCAAACGGGATGAGCTTGCTCTACCCGCAGTTGCGACGCGAGAAGGATGAAAAAGGTAGGAGCCAGTGGGTATACGGGCCAAACGCTACCAAGCTGTATGCAGGGAAGGTGACCAATAACGTAACGCAGGCCGTTGCGCGTATTGTCATGACCGATGGAATGTTGAGGGTAACCAAGAAGTACCCCGTGGTTGGCACAGTGCATGATGAACAGATCGTGCTAGTGCCTGATGAGGATGTCGCTGCTGCTAAGACTTGGGTCTTGGAGCAGATGACTATGGAGCCGAGTTATATGCAGGGGATACCCCTTGCCGCTGACGGTGGTGCGCACCGTAGATATGGAGAAGCAAAAACTTGAGGAGAAGTAATGCAAAAAGACAGGCAATTAGAAGTGTTAAAAGACATGCGTGTGCTGACTGTGCAGACTGTTGAAAAAATAATTGAGGGTTGTAAAAACGTGAAAGAAGACAAAGATCTTCACAAAGACGCTAAAGATTTAGCAAGACTTGTAATTAAAGACTGCAACAACTTGTTGCTGTTTATAAAGGAGTGGTAATGACAGCAAAAACAAAAACACCCATACCCCGCCGCATCCGTGTCGGGGCTAGACAGTACTCAGTTGACATCGTGGAGACCATGCTGCGTAAGCGTGACATGGCGCGGGTCTACTATGACGACAAGAAGATTGAGCTTGGCCAGTTCAGTAATGTGTCCGGCAAGAAGTTTGACGACGACAAGGTACAAGAGAACTTTTGGCATGAGGTAACTCACGCCATCCTGCACGACATGGGTGAGCACAGGCTTAACGGCAACGAGAAGTTTGTAGTTGAGTTCTCCAAGCGACTATCTAAAGCAATCAAATCAGCGAGGTTCTAATGAAAGCAGTAACGTGGAGTCACAGCGCACTGAAAGACTTTGAAGGATGCCCACGCAGGTATCACGAGGTCAAGGTTCTCAACAACTTTCCTTTTCAGGAAACTGAGGCTACATATTACGGCAAAGAGTTTCATACCGCTGCTGAACTTTATATCCGAGACAGCACCCCCTTGCCCCCACAGTTTGAGTACGCCCGAGGAGTACTCGATGCGCTGATTGCCAAGCCCGGCAGGAAGCTGTGCGAGCACGAGATGGGATTGACCAAGGACTTACAACCTTGCGATTTTCACAACAAAGACCGATGGGTACGCGGCATTGCCGACTTGCTCATCATTGATGACGACAACTTGACCGCATGGGTAGTTGACTACAAAACAGGCAACAACAAGTACCCCGACCGCGATCAGTTGAAGCTCATGTCTTTGATGGTGTTCAAGCACTTCCCGCATATCAGGAAGATCAACTCAGCGTTGTTGTTCGTGGTCAAGAATGATATGGTTAAGCACAGCATGACGGTTGACGAGGCGGAAGCTGAGTGGTGGAATTACCGTGAGCGTGTGGCCAAGTTAGAAGCCTGTGTCGCATCCGGCGTATGGAACCCCAAGTCCTCTGCGCTGTGTCCGTGGTGCCCAGTTAAAACGTGTGAGTTCAATCCAAAACATTAAAGGAAAATTATGTCAGCTATAGAACCTAATCAACTTTCTCTTGGCAATGCAACACTGTGTCATGTGTGCCACAAGCCCGTGGATATAGCAGACTTTGCGGTAGAGCATGACGGCCATGTAGGGATACGCAATCAAACATTTTCTGCTGAAGGGTACGGCCATATCATCATGCACGCAGAGTGTGCAACAGTGTTAGCAATGCGCTTAATCCACGATGTAATGAAACAAAAAGAACGCAGCGTTCAAACCCCACTGCGTGTTGTAGAAACACTAAACAAAGTCAGAAAGGCAAACAATGGCTACTAAACGAATTAGAGATTACAAAGCGGAATATAAGCGTGACTTGGAGACAGGTAAGTCTGGCCCCGGCTCCGACCAATCAGAGCGCCAGCGTGCACGCAAGGCTTATGACGCTAAAGGCATTGATCGCAGCGGTAAAGACATCGACCACATCAAGCCACTAAGAGCAGGTGGTAAGTCAACGACAGGTAACTTGAGACTGCGTGCGAAGAAAGCCAATCAAGGCGACAACAAATAAAAACAAATGGAGAAGCAACTTGGAAATCCTTGAAGACAAGGCACTAATATTCAGAACTAGAAACCCCGAAAAGTACAGCATCATTCCTAAACACAAAGTCATCGAGCGTGATGACGGTGGATACGATGTCGCTGTCTATTGGGGACTAGACGAATGTAGGGTGCTACGCAACCTCGGCGTGAAGGATGTGCCCTCGCCAATCACACGCAAGTACAAGTGGCCCGGTCGTTACAAACCTATGGCACATCAAGTAGATACTGCTGCGTTCTTAACCATGCACCGCAAGGCGTTTGTGTTCTCCGAACCCGGCACCGGCAAGACACTATCTGCGCTATGGGCGGCTGACTATCTGATGCAACGCGGTGAAGTGCGTAGGTGTTTGGTGTTGTGCCCCCTGTCCATCATGCAGTCTGCATGGCTAGCCGACCTGAGTAACAGCATCATCCATCGCTCTGCCGTTGTCGCGCACCACTCGCAGGCTAGTCGCCGCATAGAAATGATTCAGCAAGACTATGAGTTCGTCATCACTAACTACGATGGTTTGAACTTGATAGCTGATGAGATCAACGCTGATGGCCGCTTCGACTTAGTTATTGTTGATGAAGCTAACGCATACAAGACAGTGACAACAAGGAGATGGAAGTCTCTCAAGTCAATCATCAAACCCAACACACACGTATGGATGATGACCGGCACGCCTGCATCACAGTCACCAGCAGATGCCTACGGCTTGGCCAAGATAGTTAACCCCGACGGCGTACCCAACTTCTTTACATCGTGGCGCGATAAAGTGATGAATAAGGTCACGCTGTACAAGTGGGCGGCAAAGGCAAACGCTGCTGATTTAGTACATGAAGCCCTGCAACCAGCGATACGGTTTAGTAAAGCGCAGTGTCTTGACCTACCGCCAGTATTAACGACTACCCGCGAAGTTCCGTTGACACCACAGCAAGCCAAGTACTACAACCTACTCAAAGACCGTATGCTGGTGCAAGCCGCAGGCGAGACGATCAGTGCAGTCAACGCTGCCGCTGGTGTATCCAAACTATTACAGATCAGTTGTGGCGCTGTATATACTGACGATAAAGAAGTGGTTGAGTTCGATGCCGCCCCCCGCCTTGGTGTGCTGGAAGAAATCTTGGAAGAGACCACACGTAAGGTAATTATCTTCGCGCTGTTTCGTTCCAGCATCGACACCATACAGGCACACCTGACCAAGAAGAACATTGCCAACGAGTGCATTCATGGTGGAATTACACCCAACAAACGGTCAGATATCATCCACCGTTTTCAGCACGAACAAGACCCCCGCGTATTGGTAATGCAGCCGCAGGCTACTGCGCATGGCATCACACTGACAGCAGCGGACACCGTGGTATTCTTCGGCCCCCTGATGAGCGTGGAGCAATATATTCAGTGCATTGCACGGGCTGACCGCAAGGGTCAGAACTCCGACAAGGTGACTGTCATACACATTCAAGGCTCACCCATTGAGCGCAAGATGTTCAAAGCATTGGAGGGAAAGGTAAGTGATAACTCACTTCTTACCCAGATGTTCGAGATAGAAATAAATTCATGAAAGGGGGTTGCAAACCAAACGCAAACGTGTAAACTGTCCAACCTTAGACAAACAAAAACAGGAGAAGCAAATGAGTGAAGACTCAATCCCGATAGATAAGCTGGTAAAGATTTACCGCAAGATCAAACTTGAAATCGACACGATGACCCAAGAGTACGACACCAAATTGGAAGAACTCAAGTCAGCGCAAGATGAAATTAAGTTTGCACTAAAAGATCAGATGAAGGCGCTGGGTGTCTCATCTGTCAAGAGTCCCTTTGGGACTGTGTCCATGCGTCAATCGACGCGCTACTCTACAAACGACTGGGGTTCATTCAAGGAGTTCATCCTTGAGCACGGCGCAGTTGAGTTGTTGGAGAAGCGTATCGCGCAGACCAACATGGTGCAGTTCCTCGAAGAGAACCCGGGGGTGTTACCGCCCGGACTGAATTCCATTTCGGAGTTCAACATTGTTATTACCAAACCAACCAAGTGAGTTTTATATGTCAAACATAACGATTTTTTCGTCTGCAAACGTACCTGCATTTGCTCGTAACAACGAGTTGTCCGAGACCGCTAAAGCCCTCACAGGCGGCAGTGTATCCAACACCAAGCGCATCTCTATCAAAGGCGGCGTGTTCCGTCTGGTAGCTGGTGGCAAGGAAGTTGCCTCTATGGATGATCGCCATTTGGAAGTCATCATTGTGAAAGCTGCCCCCAAGGTCAGCCGTATCTTCTAC